GGGTAGATGACCTATATTCATTAGCATACGTCTTCGCTGAAGCTACTAGGTCAGCAGGATTTACGTATGTTGAAGCTGTAGCATTTGAGAAGGATGATGGTAAGATGGTGTTTGGAGACTTGTAATGAACTATGGCAAAGTGCTAATTGATGGTGATATTGTAGCTTATCGGTCAGCCTTTGCTACTCAGGACTTGTTTCCAAAGGATGCTGAAGCTAAAGCTGATGAGCTTATTGACTTTATACTTGAGCAAACTGTGTTGTTCCCTGAGCCAGATGACTACATAGTCTACCTAACTGGTAAGGGGAACTTCCGACACGAGATAGCTAAGTCACATGAGTACAAAGGCAATCGTAAATCAGTAGAAAAGCCAGTACATCTTTACCATATTCGTGATCATCTAACTACTAAATACAGTGCTATAACTAGCGAAGGGGAAGAAGCTGATGACCTTATAGCAATAGAAGCAACTAGACTTGGACCTGATACTGTCGTTGCCTCAATAGACAAAGACATGTTGCAGATACCTTGTCACCACTTTAACTTTGGTAAGAACGAGTGGAAAACAGTAGATGAATGGTCAGGACTACAGTTCTTCTACAACCAGATCTTAACAGGCGATAGGGCAGACAACATAGTTGGTTTATATCGTGTAGGCCCAGTTAAAGCTACCAAGATGTTAAGTGAGGCTAAGACTGAACAAGACCTATGGGAAGCCTGTGTTAAAGCCTATGATGGTGATGTAGATAGGGTAATAGAGAATGCTAGGCTACTATGGCTTAGACGTACAGAGGGCGAGATATGGCAACCACCAGTGAACGTAGAAGACACGCAATAAAGAATGGCTACAGATCTGGTTTAGAGGATGACATAGCTAAGGATCTTAAGGACAGGGGCGTAGAGTTTGAATATGAGAAGCTAAAGGTACAGTGGCAACTTCTTGAGAATAAGACTTACACCCCTGACTTTAAGCTGCCCAATGGTATCATCATAGAATCTAAGGGTAGGTTTGTCCAAGCTGATCGTAAGAAGCACTTAATTATACAGGATCAGCATCCCTTTCTCGACATAAGGTTTGTCTTTTCTAACTCTAGGTCTAAGTTATACAAAGGTGCAAAGAGTACATATGGGGATTGGTGCAATAAGCATGGGTTCTTATACGCAGATAAAAGGATACCCGACGAATGGCTGAAACAATAACCTTCAAGGTTCACCGTGTACTAGATGGCCCGTATGAAGATGACGAAGGATCATACTGGTTGAATTGCAGAGTAGAGGATGCAGACGAGGAAGACCCTAAGATGGCAATGTTTGATGAAGAGATACCGTTTGTCTCCTTTGACGCAGCCTACAAGTTTCAGAGCCACTTCCTAACTTCCATAGAACCCATCGTAATAGAATTTGAAATGGAAACCCGATATGACAGCTAAGACAGCAGTAGTATTCTCATGCGCTCACTCAGACCCCTCGACGGGAAATGAGCGTTTCGACTGGCTAGGGGAATTAATCTATGAGGTAAACCCTACCTACATAATTGACTTAGGTGATGGGGCTGATATGCGCTCCCTTAACACCTTTGACACACGTTACCCAGAGGCTATCGTAAGCCAGAACTACGAACAGGACATCAACTGCTACAATGAAGCAATGGATCGTCTACGGAAGAAACCTAGTGATAGAAAGTATAAACGCCCATATTGGATTGGCTTTGAGGGGAACCATGAGAATAGAATCAAAAAGGCTATCGCACACGACCCAAGACTACAGGGAGACAAGTACGGGATTTCCTTCAGCCATCTTCAAACAGACCAATGGTTCGACGAATACCACGAGTACACTAATAGCGCCCCCGCTATCGCTGACTATGATGGCGTTTCTTACGCTCACTTCTTTAGTAGTGGTAATTTTGGTTCAGCTATGTCTGGTTTACATCACGCTAATAGCTTACTCGCCAATCGTAATCACAGTTCTACTTGTGGGCATAGCCATAAACGTGATCTTAAGTTTAAAGATGGCGCACACCCTAACGGGATTATCGGTTTGGTTGCGGGTTGCTACAAAGGCTCAGAAGAAACGTGGGCTGGACAAGCAAATAGAGATTGGTGGAAAGGTTGTGTAATCAAGCGTGAGATTAGCAATGGTGTCTATGAGCCTGAGTTTGTATCACTTAAGAGGTTAAAGGAAATGTATGGGTAAGCGTAGTAACTTTGAGAGGGTACCAAGGGATTATTATCCTACACCAATAGAAGCTGTCGAACCTCTTATAGCTCATCTACCATATGAGAAGTTTGATTATGTAGAGCCTTGTGCTGGTGACGGAAGATTGATACACCACATACACGAACTAACAGATGGTCTAGGGGAATGTTTGTATGCTTGTGACATAGAACCTAGACACCCAGACATTAAACAGATGGATGCTCTGGAGATAAGTTTTGGTAGTCAATATAAGGTTCTTGATCTCTGTATTACTAACCCACCGTGGGAAAGGAAGTTCTTACATGCTTTCATAGATCACTGGACGGAAATATGCCCAACTTGGTTGTTGTTTGACGCTGATTGGGCGCACACTAAACAGTCTGCTGCACTTATGACTTATTGTACAAAGATCGTAAGTATAGGCAGAGTTAAATGGATTGAGGGTAGCAAGATGACAGGTAAAGACAACTGCGCTTGGTACTTGTTCGATAAAGACGATAGAAACGCACACACAGAATTTTATGGAAGGTTGATGTAATGCTTACAGCGAAAGATATGAAAGATATGATGGACATGTATTCCCAGTTTGTAGAAGACAAGATGATTACTAAAGGTAGAGAGCGACTGATTGAAAATGCTCTAGGATTGACTGGTGAGGCTGGTGAGGTATCGGAGAAAATTAAGAAACTGTTTCGTGACAACAGGATTGACGATGATGCAGTCTTAAAAGAGTTAGGTGACGTATTATTTTATACTGTAGCTTTGTCTAACATCTTTGGTGGCAGCTTAGTTAAGATCATTGAGTTGAACATGGAGAAGTTAAACGAGCGTGTTAAGAACGGTACACTACAGGGATCAGGTGACAACCGATGAGTAAAAGACACACAGGTATGTCATGGTTCTGGAGATATATGAATTATCTTGCGACATGGCGAACCCACAGGATAGCAATCAAGCAACTTAACCAACTAACAGATAAAGAACTACTAGACATTGGTATACCTAGATCAGATATTGACCGTATGGTTTGGCTAAAAGAAGATAAGACTATGAGAGCGAGAGGGAAGACTGAAGATGAATAATTACCTACCAACTGACTATCAGACTTTTATTGCTAAGTCTCGCTACGCTAAGTATATCGACGGTGAGGGCCGTGAGGATTGGGGTGACACAGTAGAACGCTACATGGATAATGTGGTACGCCCTAAAGCTGGTAACGATTCCTATGTCAACCAACTACGGGATGCTATCTTAAACTTAGAAGTAATGCCCTCTATGCGAGCTATGATGACTGCTGGTCCAGCACTGGCCCGTGACAATACTGCTGGGTACAACTGTAGCTACTTGGCTGTAGATGACCCTAAAGCATTTGATGAGGCCATGTTTATCTTGTTGTGTGGTACAGGTGTAGGCTTCTCAGTAGAGCGTCAGTTCATCCAGAAGTTACCAGAGGTTCCTGATCTGTTTGAGAGCGACACAGTGGTTGTAGTTAAAGATAGTAAAGAGGGTTGGGCTAAAGCCTTTCGTCAAGTCCTTGCGCTTCTCTGGGCTGGTGAGATACCTAAGTGGGATGTATCTGCTGTACGCCCTGCTGGTGCTAGACTTAAGACCTTTGGTGGTAGAGCATCTGGCCCTGCACCTTTAGTTGAGTTGTTTAACTTTGCAGTAACTACATTCAAGGCTGCACAAGGACGTAGGTTGTCTAGTATTGAGTGCCACGATCTTATGTGTTTTATAGGTCAGATTGTTGTAGTTGGTGGTGTTCGTCGCAGTGCTATGATTAGCTTGTCTAACTTGTCTGATGATCGTATGCGTCACGCTAAGTCAGGACAGTGGTGGGAAACAGCAGCCCATCGTGCATTAGCTAACAACAGTGTGAGCTACACAGAGAAACCTGACATGGAGACATTCATGCGGGAGTGGCAAGCCCTAGTGGAGAGTAAGTCAGGTGAACGTGGTGTCTTTAATCGTCAGGCTAGTAAGGTACAGGCAGCTAAGAATGGACGTAGAGATCCCAACTATGAGTTTGGTACTAACCCCTGTAGCGAAATTATCTTACGACCAAACCAGTTCTGTAACCTGACAGAGGTTGTAGTACGAGCTACAGATACTATTGATGACTTAGAGCGTAAGGTACGCCTAGCTACAATACTAGGTACTATCCAATCGTCTATGACTAAGTTCCCTTACTTGCGTAAGATCTGGAACAAGAACACAGAAGAGGAGAGACTACTAGGTGTATCCCTAACGGGTATTATGGACAACCGATTAACTACCAGTCAGAATGCTGGTCTTGATAAAACATTAGAAAGGTTAAAAGATGTTGCAATATCTACGAATGCTGAGTGGGCTGAACGCCTTAACATCCCTGCTTCTGCTGCTATCAGTTGCGTTAAACCAAGTGGTACTGTCTCCCAACTTGTTGATTCTGCTAGTGGCATTCATGCTCGTCACAGCCCTTACTATGTTCGTACTGTGCGTGGAGATAACAAGGACCCGCTAACACAGTTTATGATTGATAAGGGTGTACCTAACGAACCGTGTGTGATGAAGGGTGATACAACGACAGTGTTTAGCTTCCCAGTTAAATCTCCAGCAGGAGCGGTCACTAGGAACGATATGACAGCCGTAGAGCAGCTAGAGATGTGGCTGACGTATCAACGCTCATGGTGTGAACATAAGCCAAGCGTGACGATCTCAGTACGAGATTCTGAGTGGATGGAAGTTGGTGCATTTGTGTACAAGCACTTTGATGAGATGTCAGGGGTGTCGTTCTTACCTCACTCAGATCATACTTATCAGCAAGCACCTTACCAAGACTGCACTAAGGAAGACTACGAAGAGTTACTAGCTGTTATGCCTAAAAACATAA